AGAGTCATCTCTGTAAGTAAACTCTAATAAAGTATTGCTTTGTATAGCAGATAATATATTAGCTCTCATAGATTTAGAAGTTGATCCTTTATATCCTTTATTCAAATCTATATTTACAGACCAACCAAATTTTGTATCTAATTTTTTTCTATACTCTAAAGTTAAACTAATTAAATCAGGAGAAGCTGCTATAGTATTAGTGGCAAGAGTTATTTTAAATTGTATTGATCTAAATGTTGTTCCTATATTACTTCCAAAAGTATAAGTTGTTATTCCATTTGAAGTAATTGTTCCCATAGTAGTATAACTTTCAACATAATCTAAAGCATATTCTATTTTTACAGTTTGATTAGAGTTACAATCTGCTGTTTCTGCTTTAAGTTTTAATGCTAATTTGTCTACTTCAACTTGATCTGCACTAAACCATGGAGTGTAATGTATGCCATCTACACTATCTTCGTACCTATAATTTGTTACTTGTGTTGGGTTAATAACATCTGATTGTAGTTGTTGGTAATATAGTTTTCCATCAAATCCCCAATACATTCTATAAGGATTAGTTGCTGTTAAAGTTCCACCTACATCAGATACAAATCCTGCTGTTATTTTTTTACCCCTATCAGTTCCTGCTGCTGACCACCTAACTTCCCAACCAACTTCGTTATACCCTAATATTGTACTGTAACCTGTACTTGCGTCTATTACAGGAGATTCTCCTGAAGCAAATAAATCTACAGTTCCGGGAGTTAAAGTCCCATCTACCATTGCAATTAAATCATTGTGAGTTCCTATAAGCTTAGATATCTTACCTCTGTAATCAGAAGGTAATCCGTCATCTCTGTCAGGCCCCACTACTGTTACAACAGCAGAGTTACTACCATTAATATATTTATATATACTTAATCCTGCAGGTATATATACAGAATCTCTCCATCTAACAGAACCTTTACCATTGTCATTGTGAAATGGTAAAGCTAGTTGTGTTTCTACAAATCTTCCGTTTGCAAAATCATGTGCAAACAATCCTTCTTTAGTCATAGCATATAAAATAGGATCACCACTAGCATTTCTAGCTACAAACAAATCAGTTACATGGCCGTCAGGCAATGGTAACTTAGCATCATTTGCCTCAGTTCCTATAGTAGTTGCGTACCAAAGTTGTCCTGTATTATCTATTCCCCATAATTTTTCGTCCCACCAAGCAAGAAACTTTGTATCTGTAGTGTCGTCAGTAAAATCTGTGCCATTAGATGTGTAAGTATATCCTCCTGTGTGAGCTATAACTAGGTATAATGTGCCTCCCATTCTTACTTCTAAAGCATCTGTTGCTACTGCAGGCAATGTATCTAACGCAGAAGTAAATGTGTCTGATCCTGAATTATATTTATATACTTTTTGATTTGACCATATACCATATAGTGCCCCATCAAATTCTTGTAGTATGTCTAAGGATTCTCCTGTAGCATCTGAGTTACTTACAGAATTAGTTTTGGCAGGTAATACTAGGTGCCTTTTGTAGCGAAGGCTACAGGTACTGAACCAAGAACGATCTACATCTGTAGCTCCTTCCATTCTCTCTACACCTATACCACCCCTGAAATCAGCCCAAGATATTACACTTGTTCTAGCTTGTGAATCACGAGTGGTATCACCAATAGTAACCTTTGCAGGATAGATGGAGGCTAACACCTGCTGCACGGGTCTAGTTATTGGATAATAATTTCCATTAAGGTAAACCTCATTTTTCTTTATAACTTTATTGGCCATTACCTAACTGTCCTGACATTTGATAAAAATGGCATATTGTTTCTAGCTTGTTCTGATTTAGCAAACCAAAATGCTGCAAGATTTCTCATTCCATCAATATCAATATCAGGTCTTACAGATCCTGCCTGTGCTGCCAAAGCTGTAGCATAGGAAATAATATAATCTTCGGGAACTTCTGTAGTACTAGAATCTGAACTTAACTCAGTAGGTTTGTCACCACCTGTTAGTTTGATTAATCTATAAGAAGCTAATGCTCTGCCTCTGTCTGACAATACTAAGTCAGCAGTACTAGCTCCTTGTAAAGTACCTTCTTTATCTATTCTCCATGTGTTTCTAGCAAGTTTTTCCCATGTTGCTGTATCATTTTTTACTACTTTAATATCATCTAAATGAACCACACAAGCTCCTAAATCAGAATCGTATTCAAATCTTACCTGTGTAATAGCTGTGTTATCATAAGGAGCAACCAATGCTACTCTGCAATATTTCCATACATTAGCTGTTAAAGCAGGTACATCTAATGATTCTTCTATACCACCTGCATCTACTAAATGTATTTTTAAATTACCTGCACTTGTAGCTACTGAAGATTTAATCCAAAATTCTATGTAATCATATTTAGATATGTTGACTGAAGTGATGGTATCTGAAGCAGTATCTCCTGCTGAAGCACCTGCTGCAATTACAATTTTATTAGAAGCAGATCCTGTTTTGTAATCTTCTGTATCTGCTGTTATAGTAAAATCAGAATCTACCGATTCATCAAATGCAGAATTGCAATCGTGCAAAACTTCAGAAGTAAATTTATCTCTGTAAAAAACATCTTGTATCATCTCTATACCACTAGGTATTTCCCACCTAGCATTTACTTTGTCTGTGTGTATATCAAGGTTTTCTACGGGATCATATATTTTTCCTGTAATAGCTAGTATAGATTGATTAATAAACTCATCTATAACAACAGGATCAAATCCGTCTTTCCATATTTCGTAAGTCACACTACCTGCAATAGTACCTGCTACTGCTGCAAATGTTATTGTACCTGTAGATGCTGTATAATCTGTTATTCTTCTAGTAGTACCATCATAAGTACCTGAAGTAAATCTTATATAACTTCCTATATATTCGTCATCTCCACCAAACAATGTAGTATCTAACGCAGTAGTAGTAGAACCACTACCTGATGTAGTACCGGTAATCATTTTACCTAGGTTTCTGCCTATTGCTTTTCTTAAATCTTCTAATGTTTTGCCGTGTGTTATTGCCATGTCTACCTTCTTTTAGCAGTTTTTTTCTTATAATTTCTATTAACCTTGCCTTCATATTTTTTCTTTTCTTTGGCTGTTAATATTATTAAATCATGTATATTTTCGTAATATCCTTTTCTTGTTTTACTTTGTGTTACTGCCATAATTATTTCTTCTTTTTTCTTTTCATAGCTTTTTTCTTTTTAGGTGGTCGTCCTCTTTTACTTCCGTATGTACCTTTACCCATTGGTGCCATTGCTTTCCTCCTTAATTGCTTTATTAACTTGAGCTTCGCCCATTATTTTAATTTGTTCTTTTAAATGTTTGTTTTCTCTAGAGAGAGCTTTGTTTACAACTTTAAGATTAAGCATCGGATCTTCTTTCATAACCTCTGCTATGTCACTTTGTAGTACAACTACATTATCGTCGATTTGCTCTTGCTTTCCGTTTGAATTTTCTGTTAAGTTTCTTTCTGTCAATTTTTGTTCCTTCAAAATAAATTTTTCCTGTAGTACTTTCGTTTCTTTTTTCTTTATTTACCCTTATTTCATCTAATATCTTACCTGCTTCTTTTCTTTGATCAAGTGTCATCTTAGGTTTCTTTTTCCCTTGTGCTCTTACTTGTGTTACCCATGTTTCATGAGCTTCTCCTATCATAGTTTCAATAGCGTTGTGAGAATAAGGGTCACTAGGAGTGTAAGGTACATTATGAAGTACCGATCTCCTTTCTGTAACTGAATCGTAAAAACTAAATGATAAAGATTTAATACTACCTGTCCCGTATTCACCTATAAGGGTGACACCAACAGGTAGTATTAACCTTCTATCGTAAGTTTCTGAGCCTACGACCTGCACTATTAAGCACCAATGTTTAAGAATACTGCTGAATATTCAGTAGTTGCTCCAACAGCCATAACTCCACCAAGTATAAACTCAGCACTAGAGTCGTCTGCTACAACATCTACGGAACCATCAGTAGTAGATCCTGTCATTACATTTTTACCTAATACAACTGTACCATTTGTTAGTACTGCTGCGGGGCCGTACACTTGGTTCCAAAAGTAATAGTTAGCTGTAACATCACATCTTGGAACACCTGCTGCGATACCATCAATGTCGTTAGTGTCCCATACTTCTACTCCATTGTGAGGATTCTTTAGAATACCTGCTTGTGAAGAAGTTGTAAGAGCTGTTGCTACTTTGTCAGTATCATGTAGGTTTATTGTAAGTGCTGCTCCTGTGGCTGCTGCAGAGTGATTTTTAATACTCCACATCTGACCTTCACCATTAACATCGTTTATGAAAACATATCCGTCTTCATAATCTCCAACAGTTGTACCTACTCCTGTATAAGAACTAGATGCAGTAACTGCTGTTGAGCCACCATTAGTTAATACTATTTGAGTAGCTCCTGCAGATGCTGCTGATGCAACTGCTAAGTCTTTAATGTGGTCTGATGCTGTTTGAGCTTGCATAGTAACCTTACCTGCTGTAATAGCTTCGCCTGCGTAAGCATAAACGAAAGCACTACCATCAGGAAGTACCATTCTAGCTCCGATTCTGTTCTTCTTTGTTGAAGAAGTAACTTTCTCGTCACCAAAAGAGCCTTGTATTGTAACCGGAAATGCCATGATTCCCTCCTATTTATAAAGTAGGGGACGAACCCCTACGACCAACCGATTGTTAAATTTCGTATAAGCTCGGTCAATCGTTACACTTATACTAAAAGAAGGAGAGGTTAAATAGAGGATTTCTTCTCTTGTTTAACCTCTTCCTTTGCTTTTTCTTTTTTAGGATTGCATATACACTTGTCACCTTTAGCTTCAAGTCTACACTTGCCGTCCCATACTATAGGAAATAACCCAATATTTCCTCGTCTTTGCTGTGTGTTTGCATCACTTGGCTGATTCGGATATTCTGATCCACAAGGTTTTGCTAAATCTCCTTCAGCATTAAACTTAGGAATATGATTGTAGTATGTTGTTTTACTTTGCCAATCAGGCAGTAAGCCGTCAAACTGATCTATCCCCATGTTTTTCCTCTGTTTATCGATTTCTTTTTTTTGTTGCTTTTTATTGTGTCCATAATAATGATTAACCAATTAATGCCTCCATACTATTAGTTATTAGTTGCTAAAGCTGCAGCATCAAATATAAGTCCTGCACCTCTAGTATCATCTAACTCAAAGACACCATAGTCTGAAGTAATAACCACTTCTGTGGCTCTCAAACTTGCATCTCTCTGCCTCTCTGTTCTAGTGTCTACAGACTTAAGAACTGCCATAGCTGACTTGTCAGCAATAACACCTGTTGCATCATCTGAAGAGTCAACTGATAAGTTACCATCTTCAAATATTGATACACCATTCATAGGTCTTAGTCCACTCCAAAAGTCTTTCAATAGATCTGCAGACCAACCACTTGATAGTTCTGCTGAACCTGATGAAGCAACTGTTGCAGCTTCTTTAGAAAGATAAGCTACTGAGTTAGGGTGATGTAAAATGTAAATTTGACTACCAAATTTATTAGCTTTTGCATAAGTGATTGCTCCCTGTATGTTACTTGCTTTCATGCTTGCTGCTGCAGCACCAAGAGTGGTACCACCATTTAAAGAACCATACAATGAATGAACATCTGTATCTTTCTTTCTTGCCATTGCATCACCTAATTGTTTACCAATTATAGTGAATACATTGTTTTGTTGTTCACGAACAAGTTTATCAGTTAAGATAACTTTAGCTCCAACTTCTGCTGCTGTTAAGTCAACAGTTGTCATGCCAATTTCTTGATCGTCAACGATGTCAACACCATCTGTTAAGTCATCAACTTGCATTTGTCCTACTTTAGGAACAGTTACCTGTTTAGCTCCTTTAGGTAGGTTAAATTGCTCAATTAATGCCATAGCAGGTGCGTTGTGTTCTTCCGTGTATCTAGCTGCTGCGATAATTATCTTACTCGCATTTTCTAGATTTCCGGTTGTCGCTGTCTGTGCCATTACGACCTCCTTAAATTAAGGTAAATAAATTATCCGATGCCTGCAGCCCTTCGAGCTGCTGCTTCGGTTTCAGGATTGCGAACTCCTGAGTTGTAAAGATCCAATAATCTTTCCTCACTTGTCGTGGCTTCTGCAGGAGCAGTATTGTTGTCAAAGTTCTGTGTAGGAACTTTGCCTTGCTTTAGTCTAGCATTCTCTTCTTTTAATGCTCTGACTTCAGACATATGCTTTGCTGCAGTTTCCATTTCTTGAGGTGTTTGGTACTTTAATAGTACTTCAGGATCTACATTGTATTTTTTACCAAATTGTAAAGATGCCTTAAATTGACCTTCCCTAAACTCTAATCCTTTTTTATAATTCTGCTCTACTTGTGCTTGTTGCACTCTGTTTTGATAGTAAGTATCAGCAGCGTATTGTATCTGCTCATTACTATATCCTTGTTGTGCTAACTGTTGTTTATAATTTTCAGTTTCGTACAACATTTGATTTTGCAAGTTTTGTTGTTCTACTTGCTGTAATCTTTGTTGTGTTTGCTGAAGTGTTTGTTGCACATCATTATCAGGCTGAACAGAACTAGGATAAGTCCCTACATTTTCTTCAGCTTTAGGTGCTGTAGTTTCTGTAGTAGAATTAGTTTCAGTAGATGAGGCAGTTTCTGCCTGTGGTTCTGTCACAGGTTCTGTTGCAGGTTCTACTGCGGGCTCTGCTTGAGGTTCAGCTACAGGAGCTGTACTCTCTTCAGATACCATATTTAATTCAGGTTGTATATTTTCATTTTCGTTTACCATTTGTCCTCCTTATATAAAAATAACAAAATAAATAAAATTCGTCAATCCTATTCCATTAAATATAATTTTCTAGAAGTTTGTATTAAATCATCTCTTTCTTGTGCCCCTAGATAAAGTTCTCTTAATTGTTGAGCCTTCATAATTCTTTTGTATTCTTTTGCTTCTCCAAGATATCTTATTCTTTCTAAGAATTGATAAGGAATAGATGTTCTAGAAGTATTTCTTGCTATAACAGCTTGTTGTTCTATTGATAAAGAATTCATTAATTGTTCATACTCTATTTCCCACATATCCCAATCTTGCATTTGAGTGCCGGGTATTCTTGTTTTTTCAAACAAAGCATAATATTTATTTAAAGCTATTTTTTTGGGATCAGTTACATTGGGATCAGGTTCGTCGAAGTCTATATCATAACCTAATTCATGCTTTCTTCCTCTTGTATAACTTTTTAATTGCCTGTATCTGTCATACATATTTCTATTTCCTTCAGGAGTGTTAGGGTATACTTTGGTCATGTACAATAATTCATTTTGAAATTCTTTTTCAATTCTTTCTATATCATTAAAATATAAAGCAAAATCATTTGTTCCTCTTTTTACTTGTTGCTCTTGCAAAGGAGTTAATTGATCCATAAGGCTATATCGTAAAATATCTTTTTGAAAAGGTTCTAAGTTTTTATAAGGAGT